TTCACCTTACGATTCTGGTCTGTTCTATTGCCCATATGTTCCACTACAAATGGTGAGAGCAGTTGGTCAAGACAGTTTCCAACCAAAAATTGGATTCAAGACTAGATACGGAATGGTTCAAAATCCTTTCGCAACATCAGCTGGTGCTGGTGCATTAGATAACTCTGGTGCAGTTGGTTCCACACACCAAAACTTATATTACAGACGAGTTAAAGTTACAAACATTATGTAATTTCGATTCCTCTCGAAAAATAGAAAAAGGGGCTTCGGCCCCTTTTTTTAAGCCTTTTCTGGAAAAAAGATTGTCATAACCGCTCGCTGAGACGGAAAACAGAGCACGGTCATATGATAGTACCCCCTAAAAACTTTTATAAATAGTAGTATGACAACAACAAATGTAATTCAAAGAGAACCTTCTAAAAGTGATTATGCTAGTCCTATTCAGTTTAGGTTCAAGTGTACTAAACTTCCAACAGTAGAGTTTTTTGTACAAAGTGCTAATATACCTGGCATTAGTTTAGGTTCAGCAACCCAAACTAATCCATTGTATGATATACCTCTACCTGGTGATAAGATAACTTATTCCGCTCTTGATATGTCATTTCTTGTTGATGAAAATTTAAACAACTATAAAGAGATACATGATTGGATTCTTGGTCTAGGATTTCCTAGTAATCATACACAGTTTCAAGATTTACAAGCTGCTGGAACAGATAGATTTCCTGGTTCTGCTAGAAGCACAGCGGTTACTGGTTCATCTACACCACAACCTTTAAATGAAGGTGGTATATATTCGGATGCAATACTAACAGTTTTAAATAGTAAGAATATTGCTAAAACAGAAATAAGATTTCAAAATGTTTATCCAACAAATTTGGGTGGTTTAAATTATGATGTAAGACAAACTGACATTGACTATTTAAATGCTTCAGTTAGTTTTAACTATATGAATTATGATATAGTACAAATCTCTACTTCATAGTAGAAAAAATATAGGATGGTATATAATGACGACAGCGTTTTGCTTTGGTAATGGTAATTCTCGTAAAAGTCTAAATCTAGACGACTTCAAAAAACATGGAACAGTAATAGGTTGTAATGCAATCTATCGTGATTTCACACCAGATATTCTTGTGGGATTAGATTCACGAATAGGTCACGAAATATATCGTTCAGGATATGCACACAAACACACTTGTTATTTAGGATATTGGACGCCTGTACCAATATTTGTTGCAAAAGAAATGATGAAAACTATGGCAGATAAAACTGATATAGTTTGGAATGATAGTGAAGAAGTAGTTTATCATGGTGCTGATGGAGTATTTACACTTATGTTAGGACATAATTTAGGAATAACTTACATCACAGGCGTATCACATCCTGACAAGGTAAAAGATATAGAACCAGATGTGGATGGTTTTGCATATGCAACTGGATCAAGAAGTGTATATTTGGCTTGTGAATTAGGTGCAAAAGAGATTTATATTATTGGCCATGACTTGTATAGTTTAGATAATAAGGTAAACAATATCTATGCAGGTACAGATTGTTATGCCGAAAAGAATGCCGATTATGCTAGACCTGATAATCCAGATGAGACATATAATTGGATACTACAACATAAAAATACATTTAATAAGTTTAAAAATGTCAAGTTTTATAAAGTAAATCTGAATACTATTGGTACATCATCAATAGATTGTGAAATAGAGGAGTGGAAAGATTGTGGTAATCTTACTTACATAACACAAAAAGAAATGCTCGAAAGCCTTGACTTTTCTACCAAAAGGTGATATAATACCCTTTATGACATTAGAAGAATTACAACAACAGGTAGATAAAGATTTTAAACTTGATGATACGGAATTGGATTCCGAATCAATTAAAATACCTTTATTACATAACAAATACTTACAACACTTTAATAAGTTTTCTTTATTACTAAAGAAGGCTGAATATGATTATAAAACTTTACAGCGACACAAATGGGAATACTATACAGGTAAATCAGACCCATCGGTTTATGCAGAAAAACCTTTCGATTTAAAAATATTAAAAGCAGATGTTCATATCTATATGGATTCAGATGAAGAATTGCAAAAGGCAGACCAAAAGGCTGCATATTTAAAACAAGTCGTTACATATCTTGAACAGGTTTTAAGAAGTATAAACAATCGAACATTCTTGATTAAAAATGCAATAGAATGGAAGAAGTTTACAAGTGGAGCTATATAATAGAGATTATCCTGCTTGTGTTGGTTTAAGTAAATCAGGTAAGTATGGTAGAGTACATGAAGTTTGGAACGATACAGAAAGTAGTCGTCCTACACCATGGTACATGAGATTTATCCCTATGAAATACATTAAATGGGATAGTAAAGGGAGTTATTTATTTTATGGAACATCAAAAAATATTCGCAACTAATATATTCTTATTAAACGAGTTTATACCAAAAACATCACCTGGTTCTCAAGGAGAAGCTGATATAATTAATATGAAAAAATATATTAGTGATTTATGGGTTGAAAGAGATTATGATGAAAACTGGCAAACAAGGTCGGCAGATTTACATACTAAAAAAGAGTTTCATAGGTTTGCTAGTTTAGTCATTGAAACTGGTAAAAAAATATGTCATAAGTTAGGTTATGATGTTCAAGATTTAATAATTACTGATATGTGGGCAAATGTTTTAAAAAGTAGTGAAAGTCATCCCGTCCACACACATTCAAATAATTTTTTAAGTGGTACTTATTATTTACAATCAGACCAAGGTGCTAGTATAGTCTTTCACGACCCTAGACCAGCAGCTGATGTTATAGTACCAAAAAAGAAAGAAAAAAATACTTTAAATTCTAGTCTATTAAGTTATGCTTCTAAAACAAACAGAGCGATATTTTTTCCTGCATGGTTGCCACATTGGGTTCAACAAAATAAGTCAAATAATAAGCGTATAAGTATAGCCTGGAATCTACAAGTGAAAGGTCAAGTAGGTGAACACCATGAATTCCAATCAGCCAATTTCTAATTACATATACTATTATCCACAAGTATTAGATGAAAATGCTTGTGATAGTATAATATCACATTATAATAAAGATACATTTAAAGGGTGGAAGACTTCTACCTTTTCAACTGCTTATAAAAATCTAGGTACATCTAAAGTTGAAATGAAAGAGTTTTGGATAGCACCACAAATTTTTGGATACAAAACACTACAGCAAGGATTTGAAACTGCTGTAAATGATTATGTATCAATGCAAAATAAAATTAAAATACAAGAATACACACAATTTAGAATTAACTGCTATGAAACAGGCGGGTTTATGAAAGAACATATAGATAATATACACCATAGTCATGGTCAAAAACAAGGTTATCCACATCTAACATCTTTAATATTTTTAAATGATGATTACGAAGGTGGTGAATTTGTATTATGTGGTCAAGCCTTAGAAAAGAAAAAAGGTTCTGCTGTTGTCTTTCCTTCAAACTTTATGTTTCCTCACGAAGTTATGAAAGTTACAAGTGGTATTCGATACAGCGTAATGACATGGATACTTTAATAATAGAAAAACAAAACGAAGTATATCTAACCGTTGATTGTGATCCAAACATTCAACGAGAGATATCCGAATTTTTTACTTTTTATGTTCCTGGATATAAGTTTATGCCAGCATTCCGTAATCGTATGTGGGATGGTAAGATAAGATTATACTCATATAAAACAAAAGAAATATACTTTGGTCTATATCCTTATATAAGAGCGTTTGCCGAAGAACGAGGATATACTATTGTTCCAGGAAAAGATGTTGAGATTGATAATAAGGTGGATAAAGATGTTGTTGCCAAATTTTCAAATAGTTTAGGTCAAAAGTTTGAAGCTAGAGATTATCAAATAGACGCCATATATCATAGTTTAAAGTTCAATAGAGCCCTCCTAGTGAGTCCTACAGCGTCAGGCAAGTCATTCATCATATATTCGTTAATACGATACTATTCTCACTTAATTAAAGATACCCCTAACAATCGAATATTATTGATTGTACCGACAACCTCGTTAGTTGAGCAGATGTATTCCGACTTTAAATCATACGGTTGGAATGTATCTAAAAATTGTCATAGATTATATAGTGGATACTCTAATCAAACAGACAAAAAAGTATTGATATCCACATGGCAAAGTTTATATAAACTACCGAAAAAATATTTTGAACAATTTGGTTGTGTCTTTGGTGATGAGGCTCATTTATTTAAATCAAAATCACTTACTGAAATTATGACTAAACTTACCGATTGCAAATATCGAATTGGTCTTACTGGTACATTAGATGGCGCTCAAACACACAAACTAGTATTAGAAGGATTATTTGGTGCCGTAAACAAAGTTACCTCTACAAGAAAACTTATGGACAAAAAACAACTATCTAATTTAGTTGTTCGTTGTTTAATATTAAAACATACAGTAGAGAATAGTAAAATGGTTACAAGTGGTAAATATCAAGATGAAATAGATTATCTAGTAAGTAGTAAATCAAGACAAAACTTTATAAGAAACTTATCATTAAAACTAAAAGGTAATACTTTGGTATTATTTCAGTTAGTAGAAAAACATGGTAAAAATTTATATGAAATAATAAAAGAAAAGGCTGAAGATGGTCGAAAAGTTTTTTATATTTTTGGTGGTGTTGAAGCAGATGAAAGAGAAGCAATTAGAGGTATAGTAGAAAAAGAAAAGAATGCTATTATTGTTGCAAGTTATGGTACATTTTCTACTGGTGTCAATATTAAAAATTTACATAACATCATCTTTGCTAGTCCATCTAAAAGTAGAATAAGAAATCTACAAAGTATTGGTCGTGGATTAAGATTAGGTGATAATAAAGTTAATGCTACTTTATATGATATAGCGGATGATTTAACTTATAAATCAAAAGAAAACTTTACTTTAAAACATTTTCAAGAAAGGATAAACATCTATACAGAAGAGGAATTTGACTACGAAATGCATAACATAGACTTAAAAGAATAGATAAATATTAGTATGGACAAAATAATTAATAAAGCACCAAATGATTTAACAGACTATCGAATAGTTAAATTATCAGACGGTAGTACATTGGTTGGGAGTATTTCTTTAGATAAAGAGTTTTTAAGAATACAGAATCCTTTACAATTAATTACTACACCAAGAATGACTGACCATGGATTAAAAGATGACTCTACTTTGGCACCTTGGATACCATTTACAAATGATAAGATGTTTGTAATTCCAAAAGAAAAGGTAGTGGTAATTTCAAGAGCTGCAAAAGAATTGGCAAATTATTATGATGTTATCTTAACCAAACTACAACAAACAAAAGTGAAGGCTGCTTACTCTACACAAGAAATTAATAAGATAATGGATATTGCTGAACAATTGGATGAAGAATTAAGAAAAAGAGAAGAAGAAGAAAGTCTATTATATAATGATACAGCTAAGACTATACATTAGCTACCTAGCTAGCTATAGCTTATCCCCAGGCGACTACATAGTCGATTATACACACATTCCTAGGATTGTCAAGCGATTTACAGGAATAAATTTTCACCAAAAAAACTAGTTGAAAGGCTTGCATTTAATCGCAAAATATAGTATAATAAGTTTATGAAAAAAGCAAAAGAAAAACCACATTATGTAGATAATAAAAAGTTTCTAGAAGCGATGATAGAACATCGGGATAAATGTGAGAAAGCAAAAGATAAAGGAAAAAAACGACCAGAGGTTACCAATTATATTGGTGAGTGTTTCCTAAAGATTGCTAATCATTTATCTTACCGACCAAATTTTATCAACTATACTTTTAGAGACGACATGATTAGCGATGGTATTGAGAATTGTTTACAATATATGGATAATTTTAATCCAGATAAAAGTAAAAATCCATTTGCATATTTTACACAAATAATCTATTATGCATTTATTAGAAGAATACAGAAAGAGAAAAAACAAATACAAATAAAATCTAAATTAATTGCTAATGCAGGTGTAGAAAATATGATGGATCAATTACAAGGAGACGACCAACAATATCAAAGTCAGTTATTAGACTATTTACAAAGAAATTTAAAAGAAGAACCACCTACTAAAAAATAATATGAAGATAGCATTATTGAATGACACCCATTTCGGTGCCAGAAACGATAGCAATATATTTGACGAATACTTTTATAAGTTCTATAACAATATATTCTTTCCCTATCTAAAAGAAAACAATATAAAAACACTTATTCATTTAGGTGATATTGTTGATAGGAGAAAGTATATTAATTATAGAATAGCTCATAACTTTAGACATAAGTTTATGCAAAGATTGTGGGAAGAAAAAATTGATACTCACATACTTATAGGTAATCACGATATCTATTATCGTAATACAAACAAAGTAAATGCTGTTCAAGAATTATGTACAGCACCTGATGGTGTAAACGAACCATTTATTTACGAAGAACCTAAAGTAGTAGATTTTGATGGCACTAAAATTTTAATGATGCCCTGGATTAATCCAGAAAATGAAGCACATTCCTTACACATTCTTAACACAGCTGAAGCTGATGTTTGTATGGGTCATTTTGACTTGAACGGATTTAGAATGATGGACAGTATGGTACAAACACACGGATACGATAAATCAATTGTATCACGATTTGAAAAAACTTATAGTGGACACTTTCACCATAAAAATGATGACGGTCAAGTTTTCTACTTAGGTAGTCAATATGAAATGACATGGTCAGATTATAATAATCAAAAAGGGTTTCATGTTTTCGATACTGAAACAAGAGAAGTTGAGTTCATAGAAAATCCATATACCATATTTAAAAAACTTATGTATGATGATAGTAAAACAGATTATGATAAGTTTGATATAACGGATTATAACCACAAGTTTATTAAGTTAGTTGTTGTTAATAAAAAAGACAACCAGATGTTTGATAGGCTACTTGATAAGTTATATAATAAAATAAGTGTACATGAGTTAAAAATATTAGAAGATTATTCCGACTTAAGCCATACCAATGTAAGTGATGATGTGGTAGAAGGATCCGAAGATACGATTACACTAGTTAATAATTATGTTGACCAGTTGCCAGTTGATTTAGATAAAGATAAATTAAAAGTTATGA